CGTATTCAAGGTAGCTGGCTTAGTCAGCTGCTCCACCGACACAAAGTGCCACTCCAGCAAGCGTGTGGGCTTAGGGTAGATCGTCATGGTAATGTCTGGGAACGTGTTGTTCACAAACATGACCTGAGGGTAGGTGCTGGTGACCGTCTTGACCGCAATACCGTCGTACTGTTGCTGGTTAATCAGCTTGATGCCGTAAGACACGTTGGTCTGCGGATCGCGGAAGTACGTCGCATCGTCAATCAAAATAGGCCGGTTACCGACAAAGTCGCCGGTCGGCCCAAGCGTGCGGGTAATAGTGTCAGTTGGCCAGTTAAACACCTGATCTTCGGTGGAGAAGACAGCTAGACGCTCAGTATTCCACGAATCAATCATCTGATTCATGGCGGTCAATGCGTCTTGCGCTGCCTGCGGGGATGGCTCTTCACCTTCAGCCAGCTGGCCTATGAGCCGGAGCGACGCTTTGATCTGGTCGAAGGCGGTTGCCATTTACACTCCTTTAAGCTGCCGCCTCTACAGTGGTGCGGCTACGACGACGTTTAACTTCCAGTTCATTGGCTGGTGCCGCCGCTTCAGGAGCTGAAGGCGTGTCGGGATTATAGCGTTCCCAGCCGTTTTGTTCATCAAATTCTGCCTCCATCTCCATATTGGCGACTTTGGTGCCGTGAACAGCGTGTCGAAGATAAATTGTCATAGGGTAGATAGGGGCCGAAGCCCCTATGTTTTAGGCGCAGTGAATCAGCGCAAAGTTGATAACTACGGCTTCTGACAGCGAACCGCCAGAAATGTTGCGCACGGTAATAGACACCGCGCCTGCGCTCAAGCCAGATACCCAGCAGTTGTACGAACCTGCAGTAGCTCCGGCAGCGATATTTAGGATAACAATATCGTTTGCACTGATAAACGAGTTGTTAAGCGTAAAAGTCACGTTGGTAGCGCCGGCGAGTGCAGCGTTATTCATCGTGATTTGACCAGCAGACTTGTTCAGCGTGACTGCGGTCGACTTGCTGGTAGCTTGCGTAACCGTACCTTGAGCAGCAGCGGTGTAGCCAAACTGTTCATCAGACAGAATGTACTGGGCACCGACGATGTCTTGATCCGTATACGCAACACCAATAGGCTTGGTATTAGACATGATCTATCCTTTAAATAACGGGGGCCGAAGCCCCCGCAGATTTACTTCAGAAATGCTGAGTAAGCAGCATCGCCAGTGCGAACGAACAGGTATGTGTAAGCACCAAAACGTGGAACAGTAACAGAACCGTAGATCGTGATGCCTGTACCAGTGGTAACTGGAACAGTAGACGATGCGCCGCTGTTATTGTTGTTGGTAATGGTCAGCTCAAACGAAGAACCTACCTTCGCGCTAGGAATAGCTGCGTCCAGCAAAGCTGCTGTAGGCAGAGTGACTGTCAGAGTTGCGTCGCTGCCTTTGTTGCACACAACGAGGCCAGCAGCTACTTGAGCGCCAGTCAGGGTGGTGTCGCCGGTCAGAGTTGTGGGGATAGACTGGACGCCAAGAACTGCCTCGCCCAGGTTGCCATCGCCAAGCTGGTATCCACCAGCGCCGTTAGGAAGAGCCATGATAATTTCCTTTCAAATAGAGTCGTTAATGGGGGCCGAAGCCCCCACCAATGCTTAGCCCCAGACGCGGCAAGCCATTTGCGGACGGATCGTGCTGTAGCCGTACAGAACGTCGATACGGCAAGGCAGACGGTCATTGTTGATGTCGTACTGACGAACAATACGCATCGAGATACCGTTATGGACTTGGCGAGAAGCCATATCCACGCCTTGTGGCATCAACAGATCGGCGGTAGCGAAAGTGATCGCATCCTTGTGGTAGACCAGGTTTTGCGGATAGGCAGTAGCAGCCGAACCGACCATAGTCACTGCAGCGCCCGAAGCAGGCAGAGCCGAAACGGTAGCCAGTGCTTGGCTTGCCGAATACAGAGCTGGGAAGATCGACAGAGTTGCAGTCGAAGAACCAGTAGCAGCGGCAGTCACGGTGAATTGCTGGAGCGAACCAGTGGACTCACGGGTCTGTGGGTTGACGGCAAACACGCCAGCGATGGTGAACACGTCGCCGACATTCCAAGTCTTGCTCGAACCAGTGAAGCTGATTGGCAAAGTGGATTGACCTTCAGTCGTGACAGTGGAAGTCACGGTGATGGTGGTGCCCCAATCGCCGTTGGTGTGCTGCTTGATCGACTGAGACATGTTGACTTCGTCGTAGCCCAGAACGCCGGTGCCCATCATGCCGTTCTTGAACTGGCGGCTGATAGTGTCGGTTGGGTTAAACAGACCTTTCATGCCTTCAACCAGACCAGCGTTGGCAGCTGGGTTGACAGTTGCGTAGCGTGGCGACATCACAGCTGCATTTTCGTTCAGCTTCTGCTGGGCTTGCAGCAGAACGAGCGAAGTCGAAGGCGTGGTGCCGGGGGTGCCGACGGAGTTACCGATAGCCTTGTATGCGTTAGCAACATCAGCGTCGATCGACGATGCAAGCTGAGAAATACGAGGCTTCAGAACACGCTCTGCGAAGTCATCCAACTGCATGGTGAGTTCGGCGGAGGTGAAGTTCACACCGATGTGCTTCTGCGAAGCAACAGTCAGTGTGGTGAACTGTTCGTTGTCGTCCTGAACTTGCAGGGCGGCACCGTCAGTCACCAGCGCGCGATCCGGTAAACGGATACGCAGTGTGGAACCAATTTTTGCGCCTTCAACGGCGAAAGAATCGTCGTATTGACGATTGACGTTACGAGTGATTACCAGGTTGTTCTCGAGGATTTCGAGAGCCTTACGGGTAATCATGTCGATGGTAAGAATCGAGTTTGCCATGATTTATCCTAAAAAAATTAGCGGTTACGTTGAGCTTCCCACTTCTTGATTTGACGCTGGCGCTCTGCCTCAATCCACTCTGACGTACTCATGTTCTTGATAGAACGTGGGTCAGTCGTGTCATAAGACGGCGCGCCAGTGCCACGACCACTAATTGGTGCTATCGGTGGTGGGGCGCTTGTCGTTTTCTTCAAAATCGGTTCGGAAGCAATCTTGGCCTCCAATTTGCCGATCTCTTTGGCCTGCAGAATAGGCGATAGGCGTGAAATCCGACTAGCTTCATTCGGGTGTGAACCCAAGTAGTAAGCGAGTTCAGGGCCGATTTCAGAAGCCTGAATAGTCTCAGCCATCGCGTTCGTGATTGGCAGTGCAGGGTTGTATGCGACTTGCTCGAAGTCTTCATACTTAGCCCGCGCGTCCTCTTCACGATCTTGATACGCCTCAAGCATACTCATGCGTTCACGATCAGCTTCACGCTTGGCCAACAATTCCTCTGCCTTGCGTATAGCCAGTGCGTCGGCATACTCATCGACAGAATTGAAATTCTCGACCGGTGGGAGTTCGGCAGGTGCGGCAGGCGCTTCTTGCGCTCGACGTGCCTGTTCTCTTTCCCACTTACGCTGTTCTCTTGCAAGCCGCTTGCCAATCGCAGCATCAAGCTCTTCTTGTGTGAAGACTTTAGCTGGTTTTGGCTCTTCAGTTTCCGGCGCAATTGCTTCGGGTTCCGGTACTGCCGTCGGTTCCGGTTCCGGCGCGGGCACTGCCGCTAGATCATTTTGTACTTCGTCAGACATTGTCGATTCCTAAAGAATCCCAGGTGTGCCGCACCTGTGCGGTATTTCGATTTACTCGTAAATAACTGTTGCGTTTACTGTACCACTGATTACGACATAAATGCCATTTTTAGCATACGCACCGTCGAGCGGCAGCAGGTATGACGTGGCAGCAGCCGGCGTGAACGTTCCCAAAATCGTGGTAGTCGTGGTCGCTGCAGCTGAGTCGTAGACAGTAATGGTCGGGGTGCTAGAAGCTGCGCTGACAAAAATACCCTTCAGCTTACCCGCCATCGGTTTAATGTTGGCCGAAGCCGTGATATAGGTGTAATTTGCCATGTTTTACCTCAAGCAAGAAACTTCAATTTATAGAGCGTTGACATGTACAGCCCTTCAATTTCGTCGATGATATTGTGGATTGCGGTGCATTCCTTATCGACGACCTTGTAGCGCGCAGCATGTATTTCATCTAGCTGATCCTGCAGGAATTCCAAAATATTGCCCTGCTTTTTGGCAGACTGCAATGTAATTGGGCCGATCAGGCCGTACTTGCCCTGATAAGCTTCAGCAAACTTGTCCGCTAGATCAACAATACCGTCGTAAAACTTCTGCAACGCCTTGTGCTTGGCGTAACTGCGGGTGTTCAGATGCACTGAATGAGCCACATCGCGGCCTAAAAACAGCGTACCTACAAAGTCTGCGGCGTTCATACCATTGGCTCCTGAGGCGGCATATTCATCATTTCTGGCGGCATTTCAGCCGATTCAGGTGGGATCATACCCATTTCAGGCGGCATTTGCTGCATTTCTTGCGGCATTTCCTGCGGCATAGCCATGTCGCCCATCAGCTGCTGGCTCTGCTGCTGCATCACCAAATCGCCTGTGGTCATCACGTCGCGCAGGGTTTGCATGACGACTTCTTGCACCTGTTCGGGGTTCATAGCGCCAGATATGGCAGTCAGTCGCTGTGTCTCAGCCTGATACGCCTTGATTTCGGCTTCAAAATTCTTACGCTCCAAGTCCTGCACCTCAACCGACTTGCCGACGTTTTGCAGCATCTGCTGGAGCTGATCCAGTTCTTGGCCCATCGCCTCGATCTGCTGCTTGGCCATCTGCATCTCGGGGCTGTCGTCTGAACCATCGCCCAGCACTTTCGGGTCGATGACGCGAGCAAACCGCTCGGCCATCTCTTGGGCGCCTGGCCAATCCATGTTCTTGATGAACAGGTCGCCGGCGACTTGCCAGAGCTGCGGGTTGGATTGCAGGATCATACCCATCGCGTCTAGTGCTTCTTGACGCTTGGTCATGTAGGACGGGCCGGTGGTCACCACGACGTCGTACTTACCCACGCCGGGGTTGTATATCTTGTCGATCTCGATGTTGTTCTGATCCACGATCTTTTTAACCGGCATCGGCTGGGTGGGGTCAAGCTTAACCATGTCGGTGTCGCCGTCCACGCCAATGATGCGGGCAACCCGCTGGGTGTCGTAAATCTTCGGGATCAGGTCAACAATCTGGCGAGTGACATGCCTAATAGCCCGTGCCAGATTGTCCACGTAATGATAAGTGCCAGTGTCAGACTGACGCTCGCGCGCCATAATTGCCTTGCCCGAACGCTCATTCGATGTCGCTCCCAAGCTAGTGTCGTACTGCCCAGTGGTCGACTTGATGTCGTCTGAGGCGCCCATCTTGGCCTGAATCAGACCGGTCTGCGGCAGCGGCGGGGCAGCACGTTGTGGCAGCGGCAGAACAGCCCCAGAGCCGTCTGTGACATCCGGGTTGACCTCCAGATACGGCCAGTTCTGCGTGTTGGCCGTCTTCCACTGCATTTCGTAGCCTTCAAACTGGCCGCCATACCCAATGAACGGCGCTTTGGGCGCCAAGGCCAGCATCTCGGCCTCTTGGCTCGTCCAGTAGTTGTACATGCGCTGGGCGTCTTTAGCGTTACGCACCAGACCCGACACGTACAGCTTGCCGTCGACTTCAAACTCGTTACCAATGACGCGCACGACCGGGATCCACTTGCCAACCCAATCCTGCTCTTCCAACATCTCGTAGCCGTTGGTCTTGCACCACTTGACCCGCTTGGCATGTACCTGACGCTTACGCACAGGTTTGACACCCATTTGCTTCATCTGGCGAGCTTCGGGCGAACCCTCAAAAGCCGTCACATTGCCGGGGTACAGGTTCAGTGTCGCGTTGTCGTACTCGACGTAGTAATACTCGGCAATACGCACGGTGTCTTGGTTGATCCAGACCGAGATCGATTGGTCGCCCACACCTTGCGCCTGCAAGGTCGAGATGGGGCTTGCGTTGGGAAACATGCGCTCGTATTCAGCGCGTTGCAGGTCTTCGGTAATGAAGCACCACTTAGCATCTGCGCCGCAGGGGTCTTGGATGGTGGGGTCCATGTAGACCGAAAACGAGTTGCGTACCCGTGCGATCTTGATGTCCTGATCGAACGTGTCGTCGTCGCAATACTCGGTCAGGATGCGAATGTAACCTTCACCGTAGCTTACTTGGTTCTCGCAGGCGGTGTCGTAGGCAACGTCGGCATCCGAGATGTACTCGATGTGCCTGACCATGCCGTTGTAGATTTCGGCGACTTCTGGGTCGGCGTTGTCGTCAGCGGGTATAACTTTGCCGCTCGGACGGTTTTGTCTTTGGTCGTTCGTGACTTGTCGGACATGTTGCGGCAGCTTGTTGATCGTCAGTGTCGGACGAGCGTTGATCGTTAGT